TTACAGTTTTTCTATATCTTCTTTCAATTTTTCTTTTACTCCTTTTGTCACATGCAAATAAATCTTTTCAGTGATATCACTATTTTCGTGCCCAACGCGATCCTGAATAGCATACAGAGGAGTTCCTAGTTCCGCTAATTTTGAAATATGGGTATGTCTAAAAATATGTGAACTAAGTTTTTTATCAATCTTCATGTCAGCTTTATGATTTCTCAAATAGGTGTTAATTGCTGTTAGTTGGAAAGGAGTTCCTTTCGTCGTTTGAAATAGAAATTGACCATTCGGATTTAATTCTAGAAGCTCATTGTAAATAGCTATCGCTTTTTTTGGTAAATCAATTTCTCGCATTCCAGCAGCAGTTTTTGTAGAATCAGATTTTTTCATATCAGCTATTGAACGTTCTCTATACATCATCGTCCCATTTATAACTACTGATGCATTATTATTGGTAATGTGTACATCATCTTTACTTAATGCGATTGCTTCTCCAGGTCTCATTCCAGTCAAATATAGCCACTGGAAAAGGAGAGAATATCTTTTATTGTGTGAAGTTGTGAAATCTACTAGTCTTTTATATTCATCATCTTCTAAAAACTTATCTTTAATTTTTATCGTTTTTGACTCTCGTTTATAATCAATAACTACTTCGTTGATAGGATTTTTTTCTACATAGCCTTTTTTCATAGCGTATGAAAAAAGAAGATTCAATTTGGATTTAATTACACTGACGTACTTATTTGACAAGTCATCTTTATATATCATATCTTCAAAAATATTATTTAAATCTACTGTATTAATACCAGAAACGATGTAAGTCTCAGGTATCTTCTTCTTTATAGTGTTTAAGATATTATTCGTAGGATAATATGTAGACTCCTTAACTTGTCTTTTGTAAATAACTAACCATTCTTCGACAAGCTCATGAAATGTTAGATCAGGCTTCTGAAGTGTTTTTTCGTTTAATTTTATATCAATTTTTTTATTTAACTCTAGCAATGCCACTTTCTGAGTTTCTCGAGATTTATTTTTATAAGTAATGCTCACTTTTTTTCTTTTTCTAGTTTTTGGGTCAATATATCGCTCATTATATTTATATACTTTTTTTCCGTTTTTATCAGTTTTGGTTTCAATCCACATTGTTTTCATCTCCTATTTATTGCTATAATAGGAATGGATAAGTAAGCCAATTATAGCAGGTTTATTTTTCATCACGTCCACAAACTTTGGCGAGGGAGGGGGCGTGTTTTTTTGTTTATAGACTTTCGAAAACTAAAGTAGCTTGGATTCTATCGCCACCACCGAAACCTTTACTACCACCGTTTGTAGTGGAAATAGTGTGTAATCGATAACCTTTAGAACACTGTCTATTTATAGTTTTTTCAAGTTCTGATAGGTTTTGCGACCCTGTTCCTATAAATTTTTCTTTTAATATAACTTGCAATACAACATAATTTGGCATATTCTTTTCCTTCTTTCTACTATTTATTTAACTCTAAAACGATCTCCTGGGTGCATTAAGAAATTATTTTGGTCCATACCATTTACTTGAAATAACTGATCTAAAGAAATTCCAGCTCGATTCAGAGGAACTTGTTATTGACTTAGAATCAGTAGCGCTTTGTTTTGTTTCTTTTGTATTAGTGGATATTTCAATGCTAGAAATATCCGATGATTCTTTTGTAGTTTCTTTTTGTGAACAACCAACAATTAAGAAACTACTCAGCAAAACACCTAAAAGAGACACTTTTTTTCATTTTTTACTCCCTATTTCTTTGATTAATAAGCTGTAAATAAGCCTACTATAGGTTTAACATCCCACGTCCACAAACTTTGGTCGGTGGGGCGTGTTTTTTGTTAATTTAGACTAACTATCAGTTCTTGATTTTCGCTTGCGGGGAAGTCTTCTCCGAGCTTAATTTTTACTTCGCCTTGAGTATTATTTAAAACGACTCCCGTGACGCATTGTACACTTTTACCCGGCAACAGTTCAGCGTCAGATCTAGCGTCTACTTCATCCAAAAAGTTATTTTGATTAGTTACAGCTTCATCATAAGCAGCGTCATCTTCGAGTGGGCTTCCGTCTTCGTTGTACATAGGATAGAGCGCCTCAGACACGTCAAAAGTACCTACACTAGATGTTAGATCATATTCGGACGTATCATCTTGCTGGCTAAAAGTGAGCATTGAAAACATATCGCTAGGCACCATATTTGCTTCTGTCTGATTGTCTAGCGTGTACCAAATAATCAATCCGTCTTCTCCGGAAAAATTGTCTTTTCCGACCTGCGTCTTATCGATAGTGAGTTTGTAACCAGGTCCAGTCAACGTTTTGTTTTTAAACGACATTTCAATCACATCTCTTTCGGATGTTTGTTGAGCCGATGCTTGGATTTCCGTAGTGGTAGAGCTTGAAATTGTTGTAGTTGATTCCTCAGCGGTTTTATTGCCACCATCATTAGACGAGCAAGCCCCTAAAACAGCTAAACTCAAACCTAAAACCCCAATGCATAAAATAGACTTTTTCATTTCGTTTCCCTCTTTTCTGGTATAATATTTATACAGCGTATCTCAGGAATTAGGAACCCTAGCCGGAGTGCCAACTCCGACTGGGGTATTTTTTATAGATTAAAACTAACTTTTACCGCTTTACCTAATATTGGAGCGGGGTTTGATTCTGTTATGATATAAGGCTTATAATCTGTGTTATCCGGTATCAACATCGTTAACCCATTTTGTCTTTTAACTCTTTTCAACGTCGCTTCATTGTCGCCGTTGATTACTACAGCTGCTATTTCCCCTTCTTCCACGTCTGGTTGTTTGCGAATCATCACATAACATATTAATCTTTTGTAATTTTTATATTTCGATTATTTTTGTTTTTTTTATACTTGTAGATGACATAAATGATAGTTGAAAGTATAGACAATATTTTTATTGGAAAGGCTATTTTAAATAAAACAAATGGCTTATAACCGATAACTAAAGTATTTTTTCCTGGACTCGATGTAACAATAGCAGCTCCAATTTGAGTAGTTTTAATTTCGTTTGGAGTTAATTTTTTACCATTCAAAGTTACTGTACTATGATTATAAATTATTATAGGCAATTGAATATCGGATTCCTCATTTGAATTATTAGTCCAAGTTAAACGAAGTTTAGAATCACTAGTTACAGTCTTATTAAAATGTACATTGTTATTTATTATTTGGCTTGTATACAATTCATAAGGGTTTTGTTTTAATACATCTGATGATTCTACATTTTTTTGTACAGGTAAATAGTCAGGAGTTCCTTTTTGGATTGCTTTCAAGGCAATATTTAGATCTTTATTATAAAAGGCTTCCCTTAACTTTTGAGGATCTTTTTCAACCATAGAACTTTTATTGTTTCCTGCAGCGGTGAGATCATTTGTATTCCAGTGCCAAGATTGGTCATACATAAGATTATATACATTAAATATTGAAAATAGAGCACACAGTAAAGTTAATATATAGTACTTTTTGTCAACATCTTTAAGTAGTTTTGATTCTTGCAATATAAGAGCAAATGATAATAAAAGTAAAACAAAAGCAATGACTGAGAATCTTTGTGGAAATTGGAAAAATGAAACAAATTTAAACATATGAGGGATAGAGTTCCAAGGTAATAATTTGGAAGAAAGTAACATAAAAAACGCTCCAACAATAACGATTACTTTTGAAGTAAGACTAGTTTTAGCCCAATTTAAAAAGAAATATATTATTACAGCAAAGAAAATTGCAGTAAATACTAGACCATAATTTCCCCAAGAGTTTCCTTCCAACGAGAAACTCATACTTTGGCTCAACATTTGACTTATCGGAGAAGGGGATAATATTTTATTACTTAGATAGACATCTATAAATCCAATTATTGTATTAGCAGAAAATAGCATGGTTAACCCTATAGATTCTACTAAGCGAAAAATCATGTTCAGTTTATTTTTTGTATTAATAAAAGCAATAACGTAAAAAGGTAAAATAGCTAATATTCCAATTACTAATGAAAGTAAATGAGTAGATAGCAATAAAGTTACAGGGATTGCAAGTTGCAATGGACGAATAGGTCTTTCTTTATTTTTTAATGCTTCAATTGCTGGCACAAAAAGAAGCGGCATTAAAGCAGCACCCCAGCCAGTAAAAGCTTGAGCAATAGGATAATACGAAACTGCTGATGAAGACATGTACAACAAAGCAATGATTAATCCTATGTTAGTTCGTACTTTACACTTATAAGTTAGCCAAAACATCGAAGCACCAGCTATAAAAAAGCAACTGAAAGAAGATACAAGTTGATATTTAAACCATGATTTTAAGATTATTAAAAGTAGCCCTTGCAAATAAGCGAAATCTGCGCCATAAAAAGCAGTAATAATTCTGCCAGAACTCTGAAAAGAATACAGGGATTGAAAGAAATTAAAATTACCGGTTTTTATCTGCATATAAGTTTCATAAAACCTATTAAAATGAAACATAATATCATTCCCTAATATAACACTATGAAGATATACTTGGGGTGATACCATTATAAAAGCTGCAAAACATAAAACTATAATAATTAATAACCAGTTTGGTGAATCAATGGATAATTGTGTACCTTTTTTCTTTTTCATTATTTTACTCTTTCCTTCGTTTCTTTTTATATTTTCTTTCTCTAACAACTTTTTTACTCCTCATTCCTATGATATTATTTATATGTAGGATCTTAGAAACGAGATTTTAGTCCGTGTTGCAGCACGGGCTTTTTTTACATTATATAAGAAAGTGATAAGCGCTTTCTGGAAGTCCGTAAAGATTCTTTAATTCCTCAATTCGTTTAGGATATTGATCATTGTCTTCTTTGTATAGAGAAACAATGAGATTAGCAGCAAAGCAATTAGCTTCGCTTTCAGATTTGCTGCTAGATGTTCTTGTTGATACATAGTAACTGGATAAGCCACGATGAAAAATAGCATGACCTAATTCGTGAGCGCAAATGTAGAATCTTTCCTCAGAGTCTCGCAGTTCATCATTTAAAAAGATTATTGCACGACCTCTAATTTCTTGAAACTGTCCTTTGGGATTCTCGATAAAAGGAACGTATTGAATTTTAATGCCCATCTTTTCACAAATATAAAAAGGATTAGCGGACTGGTATTTCCGCTTCAACTCCTCGACTAAATTAATCGTATCCATCTCCATAAGCTCACATCTTTTTGCCTTTTTCTTTGTCTTCTTTCACAATATCCCAGAAGGTTCCAATAAGGATATCTTTTACGCGTTGGACCTGTTCAGGCGTCAGTGTTTCTCCGCCATAAGACATATTGACATTTGAATCTAGTAATTTATCAAGTTCAACTACTTCATCTTTTGTTGCCCAGTCAGGAACTTGGTTTCTACCGAGTAAATAATCAGTAGTTACATTAAAATAATCTGCTACAAGTTGTAGTCTTTTAGTACTAGGAGTTCTATTTTTCCATTGATAAATCGTGTTTTTAGGTATATTTAATTCTTCTTCCAATTGAGTTATACTTATGCCTCTTTTATGAGCTAATTCCTTTATTCTATCTAGTAAATTCATTTTCGCACCTCACAAGCTACGAAAACACTAATAAAAAAATTAGTTAAAGGTGTTGACAACTAATAAAAGTGTTAGTATACTGTTTTCGTAAGCTAAAATATTAGCTAAAAAGACTTGATAACTAATAAACACTTCACGGTCGGCAAACTCTGAAATGTAAATTACTAGGCATTTCTGTGTCTTATTTAGCTATGTCTATATACTAATAAAAATATTAGTTATTGTCAACGAATATTAGCTAATTTTTTAGCTTACAGATTATTTTTTAGAAAGGAGCTATTTTTATGTCTGAGAATTTAGACTTAAAAATTCGAGCGGAGATGAGAAAAAGAAGAATGACTTTCAAAGAACTAGCTGCGCTTATCGGTATTTCAGGAGCTTATTTATCAGATATTCTAAACGGCAATCGTGATGGAAAGAAAGCACAACAGCATATCGAAACAGTGAAAAACATATTGGACATCCGATAGGGGGGATAGGCGATGACAAAACTAAAAAAACAAGATTTTGTAAAAAAATACAATTATTCTCCATCTACTTATCAACGTCGAATGTCGGAACTAAAAAAAACAGCAATTTTCTCAGCGGCGTATGAACGGGTCACAGGACAAGAAGTTTGGATCAATACAGAATTATACGATAAATTTTTATCTTTCAAATCCTATAACAGGTTACGTACAAGAAAGGTAACACCTAAAGAATTTATCGAGAAGCATTTAGTTGATTTATAAAAAACAGAACATTTTGAGAGGTGAAGGTTAATGGGTAAATTCAACAGAGCACTAGTATTCAGCACGCCATTCATCATCTACGCTTTAGGTCTATGGGGTAGCAGACAAGCATTAATCGGCACGATCGTTTATATGCTTTGGATTTTCATTGGGCTTGATGAAGCTGAGTACAAAACAAAAAAGCCAGTCGGGAGGGACTGACCAGTGGATAAATCAATTAATAAATTAGTTCGAAACTATCAATTAGAAAAAGCAAATTTAGCGAACACTAAACAAAAAATTATTTCTGCAGTACTTGAAGGTTTAGTCAATCAAACTGAGGCAATGACTGTAAAAGAAGCTAGAGAATACATTAACGAAACATTTAATCAGTACTGCGGTATTGAAGAAATCAGAGCAGATGTAACAAAAAACTTCGAGGAATATATATCGCACAGAAAGTTGTTTAGTTAATTATCTTTTTTATGTCTACTAACAGGAGGATATTTTAGCATCAATTTAGTATTGATAATCTGAACGAAAATATTTAAGTAAGCTTTTAAGATTTCAATATCTAATTCTTCGTTTTGATCCCAATGGGCGTAGTCATTGCCGAGAATGCGTACTACGTCAGCAGCTGTTTGGGTATCTACATCAGTTTTAAAGTATTTGCTAATTGCATTATTTAAATTAATTTTTGCTATTTCTTCACGAGAATCTAGATTGAAATTTAAAGCATAATCCTTTAGCAAAATTTCCAAAGATGCTCTATAACCCATTCCTGCGAGATCTATTGAATTATTGCTCTCAGCTAATTCTGCATCTCGGAACATTTTTACGAATCGTTCAGAAAATTTGGCGATATGTTCAGGTAAGTTACTAGGTTGCTGAAGAGGGTAGAGTGTTTTACATTTTCCGAATCCTCCGTCGTATTCTTGTATAGAATAATGTTTCTTAGAGCATGCAGTGCAAGTATGCGAAAAGAACCCATATTTATCAGAGATACCGATTAAACTTGTAGATGGGTTGTTTGAAACACCACAATTAGGACAAAGTACAGGTATTTCTAAATTTTTTTCTGAAATCATCGTATATGAATTGCTAGAAAATCTTTGATTTTTAAATTCCATAAAAGTACACCACCAGTTTTTTACCTAAATTATATCAAAAAGGAGAGAAGAAATAATGCAAGAATTAGTAATTTTGAAAAATAAAGAAGCTGTAACTACGAGCTTACAAGTTGCAGAAAGCTTCGATAAAAAGCACAGACATGTTTTGTCGGCTATTGATGAACTAAAAGAGGGGGTTGCCGAAAATTGGGCAGACCTATTTTGGGAAGATACTTATGTTCATCCTCAAAATAAACAATCATACCGAATTATTTATATGAATAGAGACGGCTTCTCTCTATTAGCAATGGGCTTCACTGGTAAGAAAGCTTTAAGTTTTAAACTTCAATATATTGAGGCCTTCAACAAGATGGAAAAAGAATTAAAAGACCAATTGCCATCAATTCCAGCAACTAAACGAGAAATGGCATTACTTGCTCTAGCTGCAAACGAAGAAACGAATGAAAGAGTAGACGCTATCGAGTCTGATTTAAACGATTTGAAGAACAATCAACTTCTAGCTGAACCAGATTACCGAACAATTTCTAATATGGTTCGCAACAAAATTAGAGTTATTTGTAATCAGCAGCATTTAAATAGCAAAGCAAAAGCAGAATTGTTTAAAGACTTGAATGGCGGAATTAAGCGAATCACTGGAGCAGTAGCTAGAAATCGTATCAAGGCAAAACAGTTCGATGATGTTATCGAGTTTATTAACAATTGGATGCCTTCTACAGCGACGATGACAATTATTAAGCAAATGGAGTTGTTAGAGGATGAATAGAGCTGAAGCGCTAAAAACAGGCGTAATAATTGCTAATCGCTGGTGGAGACACAATAAACCAAACATCCTAAGCCAACAACATATTGATAAGCAAAAAGCTTGGCAACAAATAAAAAAGTGACTCCGCCGGCAAGCAAAGAGTCACAAAGAAAACACATCATAAGGAGATTTTAACACATGGAAAATGAACTTTCCACTCTAGATTAATATTTGACTGATCCTAGTTGGGGCAAATCAAATATCAAGGAAACAAACAATCGAAAAATCAGACGAAATCTCTTGACGGATGAAGAACTATCATGTGATCAAGATGACTTGGGAAATTTTGTGAGTATTTGGGATCATGTTTACCTTATACATCTATCAAAACATTCAAACAAACCTGAATATATTTACGTCATCGAAGATGGCTTGACTGATGCATTAGAAGAGTACGAAAGGGATAACTTGATCGATATCTCTTATTACGGACCAGGTAAGAAATACATTGCTGAAATGGAGGCAGAATTTGATGAGTGAAGGAACGAAACGCAACGATAACAAATTATTCAATAGTCTGTACAAGATAACCGTCAATGATGTTGTCGAAAAAAGAAACAAACTAACTTATCTGTCCTGGGCATGGGCGTGGGCAGAAGTCAGCAAAATCTGCGAAGAAGTAGACTACGAAATCTATCGTGATCCAGAAACGCATCGTCCATACCTCTTTGATGAAAAAACAGGCTATATGGTTTTTACCAGTATCACAGTCAACGGAGTAAAGCGTGACATGTGGTTACCGGTCATGGACGGTGCAAACAAGGCAATGAAAGATGAGCCATATACCTACGAAGTCAATGATTATCAGTGGAATAACGAAACGAAGAAAAAAGAGATTGTTGGAAAAATCGAAAAGCGTGTTGAAGCAGCAACTATGTTTGATATCAACAAAACGATCATGCGCTGTCTTGTAAAAAATCTAGCAATGTTTGGGCTAGGGCTATATATATTTGCTGGCGAAGATATGCCAGAAGATGTCTCGATGCTTGAACCAGCTACTCAAAGAAGCAAAAAGCTATTCTTGGATGCTTTACAACTGGTTGCTAACAAGTACGAAAAATCAATTGATGAAGCAATTGTTGCATTGACTGATGCGGCTTCTATAACCGCTGATGACAGTAAATGGACCAAGAGAGACTTGGGCATTCTAAAACGAGGCGTTAACTGGATTGAAGATCAGTACAGAGAAGAAACAAAAGAGAAGTGATATGAGTGTTTAAACCATTAATCGATTCATATTCAGCGGTTCTGAAAAAGTTCAAAGGAAAAGATATAGGTGCAACGATCAATGAGGAAGTGAACATTGATCGACTAAAGACGATGTATGACGGCTACGATGGTGATCGAGTTATTGAAATTCGTTTTATTGATCCTAGACGTTTCACTGTACAGCAACGAAACTTCATCTATGCACTCATAGGCGATATTTTCATCGATACAGGCATGCCAACGGACTTCTGGAAGGAATTCTTCTACTTCCGTTTTGAAGGTGTCACAGGACGCAAAATAAGCCTCAAAGACGAATCGAATACAACTGTGAGTGATGCTAATGTCTTAGCAAATATCATCTTAGATTTCATCTTTGAACATCATATTCCTTTCAAAGAAGGCTATGAGATTTTACCAGCGAACCAAGAGTATTACTTCTACAAATGCATTACAAAAAGAGTTTGCTGCATCTGTGGCAAAACAGGAGCTGATATCGATCACTTTGACAAAGCGTTAGGAAGACGAAAGCGCAAAGAAGTTGATCATTCAGAGTACACATTTGCAGCACTCTGCAGAATCCATCACACAGAGAAGCACAAGATAGGTGTGATCAATTTCAAAAATAAATATCAAATCAAAGGGATCAAGTTAAACCAGGAAACAATTAAGAAACTTAGAATAGGAGGGTAAAAATATTGTCTGACAACAAACGCTACTACTATTTAAAACTAAAAGAGAATTTTTTCGATAGTGACGAGATGGTTCTCTTAGAAAGTATGCCAGATGGCTATATTTATTCTAACATTCTTCTCAAACTTTATTTGAGAAGTCTAAAACACGAAGGTAAGTTGATGTTTAATGACAGGATTCCATTTAACTCTACAATGCTCGCAACTATTACAAGACATTCTGTAGGAGTTGTAGAAAAAGCGGTACAAATTTTCCGTGATTTGCAGCTTATTGACGTATTAGATAACGGAGCAATCTATATGTCTGATATACAAAGTTTCATTGGAAAATCCTCAACTGAAGCAGATAGAAAAAGAGAATACAGAAAGAAAATAGAAGAGGCAAAACGGAATTTAATAACTGGAGGACAAGTGTCGGACAAATGTCCAGACAAAACTACACCAGAGTTAGAGATAGAGATAGAGAAAGATATAGATATAGATAAAGAAGAAAAGAAAGGTAAGTATTCTGACGAACACTTACGCCTTGCTAAAAAATTGCAAAGTAATTTAACTGAAGATTTTCCAAAAGAAATGAATAAAGTAGATATCGAAAAATGGGCAGACACAATCAGGTTGATGGAAGAAAGAGATAAAGCATCTATAGAAGCGATTGAGTATGTGATCAATTGGTTACCTACAAATGAATTTTGGTTTGGAAATATTAGAAGTGCTAAGAAATTGAGAGAAAAATTTGAGAAGCTCAAATTCGAAATCAAAGCAGATAAGAAGAATCATAAAAAGCAAAGTCAAAAACTACAGTACAGCAATCCTAGTGAATATGACGACTTGCCAATTTAAAAAGGAGATGCATCACATGGAAAGCCTAGCAAATGCTATGGAGAAGCTAATAAGAAGAGTATTAGTGCAAAGTGGAAAATGTCCAGAATGTAGCGAACCTTTGTATAGTTGGCGAGCTAAAAATAAGGATGGTTCAGAACGTTGTAAACCAACATGCATGAGTTGTGGTTATAAAGCGTTACGTGCGAAAGAGGATATACAGACCGAACGGATATATAACGACAGCTTAAAAGCACGAGCGTTGAGTTTTTTTCAAAATGGTTCGGTATTAACAGATAAAACTTTGTTTAAATGCAAAATGGAGAATTATCACGTAGTGGACCAAGAAACGAAAATTGCTTTAGAAAGAGCTAAAAGCTATGTAAATGATGTCTTACTGAACCATCCTGCACATTTCATTCTATCAGGGAAATCAGGAAGCGGAAAAAGCCACTTGTCAATGGCGACAGCTTGGGAAATACTTGAGCGCTCAAATTATGACAAGAAAATACTTTTTATAAGCTATCAAGAGTTATTAGAGCAAATAAAGTTTTCTTATAACAATGCTGAACTGAGAAAAGAAATTGAAGGATCGCTTATAGCCGATATCAAAACAACTGATTTGGTGGTTTTTGACGATATTGGAGCTGAATTAGGTAGCGGGGTATCAAATAGTAGGCAGTTTACAAACAACACGTTAAACACGCTCTTAGAAGCTAGACAGAACAAGGCAACGATCATCACAACAAACTTATCTGGTCCTGAACTAAGAGAAGCCTACGGCGAAAGAATTGTTTCTAGGATATTTAAGAATTCAGAAGGTTATGCGCTGAAATTCCAACAAACAGCAGACAAGCGCATAAAACCAGTGAAAGGTAGTATCGCATGAATAAATACCGTAATAAAAAAACTGTTCATCGAGGTATCAAGTTTGATTCTATCGCGGAAGCAGAGTATTACGATCTAGCCTTGTGGCAAGCTGAAGCGAACGGCTGGAAAGTAAAACTTCAGGAACGATTTGAGCTGATGCCGAAATTTGAACTAGACGGAAAGAAGTATCGCAAGATCGAGTATATTCCCGACTTCACATTTTATAAAAACGGTAAACTAGTTAAAGTCGTAGATGTCAAAGGAATGCAGACAAAAGACTTTAAGATCAAGGCA